ATAGTCTAAACCTTCTCTAATATGTTTAAACATTCTAATGTTATGAGACTTAGCTAATGCACAATCAAAGGGTATGTTTTTACTTTGTAAATATGCATGGAATCCAAGTGCTCCAACTCCAACTGATCTCTCTCGCTTCGCACTATAACGAGCACGATAAATAGTATCAGGAGCGTTGTCAATAAAATTTTGTAAAACATTATCTAACATTTCTAATATATCTGGTAGAAAATCTTTATCTTTAGACCATTCATCAAAGTATTCTAAGTTTACAGAAGACAAACAACATACAGCAGTTCTTTCTTCTGATGTAGGTAGAATAATTTCAGAACATAAATTAGATTGATTTATTTTAAAACCTTTTTGTTTTAACCATGATGGCATTTCATTGTTAGACTTATCAATAAAATGTATATAAGGTTCTCCTGTTTGCATACGCATTTCTAATATACGTTGCCACAGTTCTTTAGCAGAAACAATATCTCTTACTTTACTACTGTGCGGATCAACTAGATCCCAACTATCATCAGCAAGTGGATTAATCATACAGTGTTCAAGAACACTCATAAACTTATCTGATATGTTAATACCATGATGCATATTGAGACAGCGAAAGTTTTGATCTCCTGTTGGTTTACGCATCTCAAGAAACATAAGTATGTCTGGATGCGATATATCTAGATATGCGGCATAACTACCTCTACGAGTTCTCCCTTGTCTGTATGCCAAGCTTGATGCATCATACATTTTAAGGTGAGGCATGACCCCTGTAGACTTATCATCAGATGAACGAATACCAAAGCCAACACCAACACCACCACCCAACATGGAAAGCCAGTTTGTTTCACTTAAATTCTCCACTAATCCTTCAGAACTATCGTCAATATAATTAAGATAACAAGAAATAGGAAGCCCACGTTTAGATCGTCCATACGATAAAATTGGTGTTGAATACGAGAGCCAATGTTTTGAAGCGTACTCATACAATTTTTGAGCATGTTTTTTATTAGAACCAAAACAGCTAGATACATAAGCAAACCTTTCTTGTGGTGAAATTTCATCATCCATCATGTAAGCTTCTTTTAGACGAGTGATCCCTAACTCATCAAAAAGATTATCTCTCTCAGGAGAGATTGTAATATCATCTTTAATCATTTACCCCTACTCTTTGTAATATAAATCTAAAATCATTTCAGCATAGTGTATTACTTTTTCTATGTCTTTTCTACCCTCTCCTTTTGTACGATGTCTTGTTATATACTTTACAATATTACCTTCACAAAAACTTAGATTATTTTTTTCTATGTATTCTACAGGTTGTATAACACAGTTTTTATAATGTTTACCATCTACTTGTTTATCTAGTGCTGATTCTTTCAATTCTTTTTTCTCTCTTAATTTTCTAACTATATACTGATCTCTTGATTCATTTTTAATATTCATCTAATTTTTTCTATAAAAAAGAGTTTAACTTTTTTCTTATGTCTGAATTATCTTTTGCAGTTACAGCTTTAATTGCAAAAGTTCTTACTGTCTTAGGATCAACACCTGCTAGTTCACAGGTATAAACAAAGTTCTCACATGTCACACCAATAGAAGCAAAGACCCAAGCATTAGCTTGATCTCTTAGCAAAGATGTTTCTACAGTTTCATTATCTACTTTAGGTTTAGATAAGTCAAGTAGTGCTCTTAGAATAATTGCTAAGTTTAAACTTCTATCAGGATTCTTTTCTGTTAAATCATACAGTGATTCATTTTTTTCTAAATCATTTTCCATTTGGCGGTTCTTGTACTGGCCTATAAAATTTACCTCCTACATAATTATTGTAGAAGGCTGGTTCATTTGTTCCCTCTAATGTTGAAGTTAATACATGATTTATTATTTGATAGTAACACTCATAATATTTTAAACTTCTTTTATTTTTACACTCACAAATAATCTCAAATTTAAATGCACGTTTACCTAATTTCTTTATATCTTCATTAAGATATTTACTAGAGCCTGTATATATTCTCCAGTTAGATTCTACCTTTTTTTTATTACGAGTTACGTAATATTGTTTACAGCCTATATAAGATTTATTAGTTTTCTTATTAGTTATTTGATAAACAAAACCAAAATGAACATTTGGCTCTGGTTTTTTATGATACTTCCAATGCATGCACTTCTTCTACATCTGGTTCTCTCACAACCTGTGTTAAAAATTTATTACCCTTTGCATATTTGAATACACGTAGTCCTTTACCTTGATTAGAATCAGCCCAACATGTCTGCTTATAATTACAATAGACACAGCCAACAGCCAAGCTACGATTACCAGACTTGCCATCAGGTATGTCAGAGTAACACTTATCAGGCAAGCTATCTTTACTAACGATATTTTTAAGATGTTTGACTCTTGCTTCTGCATTAATCATATCCATCTGATGTAGTTTAGATAAACATATCTCTCCAGTAGATTTGTTTATTGCAAGAAATGCAGCAGTATCTATACCATTTGCTTGTGCGTAGGCAGATATTTGAGCAACATATCCAAATGGATCATCTTCCACTAGATTATTTTTTCTAAACTTTTCAAATCCAAAACCACTGGCTGACTTACAGTCAACAAGAACACCATCAATAATAGAGTCTTGATGTCCAGCTACACCATCAACATGTACTTCTTTCTGTTGATCTTTAACATCATGTCCTGCAATAGTAGAACATAAAAGTAAAAGTTCTTCTAGAATATAACCATATAAAAACTTTATTCTAGTAGATGGTTTAAGTTGTTCTTCTTCAAGAGGACTATTAACATCTAACCAAATCTTTCTATCTGGTTTACCTATTGCAGAAAGTCTTAAACCTTTTCTATCTTTAGGAACTTCATATAGAAAATCTTTTATATGAACCTTCAGCATTTCACCAAAGGTATCTATATGTTTATCTACTTCTTCTTCATCCATATCTATAGGATGAAGACTAAATAAATTATATATATCTTCTACAAGAGTATCTACAGTTTTCATAGTAAACTGAGGGAGTAGTGCAGAGAGGAAACACTACTCCCCCACTCCTTAGTTAGAATGGTGCTGATGCAGATGCTTGTACATATCCACCGTCAACAGGGGCAAAGTCTTCCTTGCTATTTGCATATTCAATAAAATCAACAACCTGAACAGCAGCAAGGTCAGCAGATGTGCCAGACTTACCAGCATAATTCCATTCATAAGGAATTGCTTTTACATTAACAAGACTGCCATTGGCAATCAACTTATCATCCCACAGATTATTCTGTGAGTCTTTAACAATAGGAGCTTTACGTTCACTCCCATCCTTTCTCATTACCTTTCGTTTAATAGTTACAAAGTCACCACGATCATCACCTTTGTTTGCTATCTTGAGATTAGCTCCCTCAATAACAGAACGATTATTATCATCAACCTCAATTTGTATTGACCATACTGGATCAAACTTTGTGTTAGGTTCAATGATTGAAGCGTAGTGACATTTTCCTGTAATGTAAATTGGATCATTCATGATCTTTATTTTCTCCATTTAAGTTGCACTGGACTATTCCAGCCTTGATTGTCTAGTAACTTTTAGACAGTAACATAGTATTATTTGATTGTCAAGCACTATTTTCTAAATATTTCACGGCCCTCCTTAAATAATTTATATCATCGTTAAACCATCCAAGAGCAGAGTTACATTTATGACATAACCAACCCCTAAACTTTCCTGTCATATGGTCATGATCCAAACACCAACTAGCATTAAGACTTTGTGTTGATGCATCAATAGTAGCCTTTGAAAATTGACCTTCAGTGTATAAACAAATAGGACATTTGTAATTATTATCTGGACGAGGAATTGTTTTTAATAAAATATCTCTCTGCTTTTGATCTTGTTTGCAACAAGAATCACATTTGTTTCTTAACTTTGGTGTTCCATCTACTCTTCTACAGCCACCCACTGGTTTATAACAGTTTAATGGTAAATTTTTGTGACAACTTATACACTTTTTTAGTGAGTTATCTAGGTTTACTAACTCTTCATTAGGAAATAACTCTTGTTGTTCCATCAGTGTGTTTCTGCCCAATTATTTCCAACTTTATAATCAGAATCTAAATTACATTTAAAGTTAAATATCTTTTGTGTTTGATACATTGCCTCCTTTGTTAGTTTACAAAATCTTTGTACGTCTGGTTTGGCTACTTCAAATTGGTATTCATCATGAATAGATGCTACCAACTTAGCATCAATACCAGATCTTCTAACCTTTTCATTTATCTGCACAAGCCATTGCTTACAAACTATAGCACCTGCACCTTGAAGTAAAGTGTTTAATGCTGCATGTTCTGATCTAATCTGTAATCTTCTCCCATCAAGACCTTTAATAGTACCAGCTTGAGCAGCCTCTGATACATTTGATCTAAGTCTTTTCAAAGCTGGCATGTTAGATAAGAATTTAGATATTAATCTCTGTCCTGTGGAAGCAGAGCCGCCAACAACTTTACCTATTTTAGCTGGACCTGCACCATAAAGAAAAGCATAGATAAAAGTCTTAGCTTGATCTCTAGTTTTTAATCCTGCTGCTTTTTGATTAGCAGTATGCACATCACCAGTTAATACTTCTTCTGTAAAATTAGTATCGTTCATGTAGTGTGCAAGACATCTAAGTTCAAGACCACTTGCATCAGTCCCTACAAGTTTATGTGTGTTGCTGTTTGACACACCCCATAGTGCTCTACATTCTTTTCCATAAGGACTGTAGACTGCTGGCACTTGTGCCATGTTAGGACTGTGGTGAGCCATACGACCAGTGATAGTTTTAAGAGTAAGAACACTACCATGAACACGTAAATCATTACTACATTCTTTTATCCAAGACTTTAAAAGACCAGTTCTTTTTTGTAGTAAAAAATACCTGCTAAACATTTCAGCTTCTGGCATTTTAATTTTAGATAAGACAGCTTCATTAACTACAACATTACCTTTTTCTGTATGAACAGAGGGCTTCCACCCACGATCTATTAAACGATCTGCTATTTGTTTACGAGAAGCAATGTTAAATGGTATCTCTTTTGTCTTAGTTTTTAGTTCAACAATAGTAGGTTCAAACATTTCCAATGATTGTTTCTCTAGTTCATGTTGCTCATCTTCTAATTTAGCTAAGAGTAATTGACCTTCTTTTATATTAAATGCAAACCCATTACGTTCTTGTTGATCAATAATAACTCGTATATTTCTTTCTAACTCGTAAGACCTTTTAGAAAACTCTACACTTTCTTTCTCTAATTCTTGTGCCACTTTTCTAGTTAGTGATACGTCTTGTTTACAATAGTCTAACATATCAAGAGTAAATTCATCAAAGTTATTATAATCAATCTTATGACTATTTAGTTTAATACCCCATGATTTTAAACTGTGACCACCTTCTCTAATAGGATTAAATAGT